TAATCCTTTGTGTTTAGTAGATGCAAATTTCTTTACATCTCCTTTCTTCATGCTGGTAGCAGCTCTTTGAACCTCAGGCGACGTTTTCCCTGTCGGGAGAGTGCCTTTTTGATACGCTCTAACAATTCCAAAGAACCTTTGTTGCTTTTTCGAGACTGATGGCATGTCATGTACCCAATCCTTTTCCTGATTTCATGTTTTCTTTACTACCATATCTAGCTCTTGTTTCTACATACCCTTTCGTATCATCACCGTAACCCATCTCTTTGGCATCTTTCTTAAGTTGTTGGTTTGCCTTATGTTGTTTGAGATACTTACCTTCACCATCAGTCTTCTGACCTTTGACTTTCTTCTGTTGATTACTACCACTTCTCATGATAGCACCCTTACCATACTGTGCTGTAATGGATTTCTTTACTGCATCCAGTACAGAGTCCTTAGCTTTAGATGATGGTTTCTTAGTTCCACCTTTGTCATATCCCATCTCTTTCTTGAGACGAGTGGCCTCTTGGAAGTCTTGAAAATTCTTCATTTCTTTTTACCCAAGTCTTTGATAGATCCTTTGCCTTGTACTATTTTAGATTGATACCTACCCATCTCTGGATCTTCATAACCTTTACGATAGTTTTGAGGTGTACCTCTACCAGTTTTGTTTCTGTTTGGTTTGTCACTAGGAATAGACTTTCTTATCATCTTTTCGTAGGATCTGTTTGTCTTTCCTCCTGTCTTTCTCATCTTAAACATTGATTCATCATTACTTCTACCCAACTTATCTGCAACTTTCTTACTTATACCTCTGTCTTCATTACCTTCACCAGCACCAGCATTGTAAGCAGTCATTCTATTCTCATCGAGTGAGGATAGTTCATCTCTCCAATTAGAGAAACTACTCATTTGAATTTGTGCTACCTTTTGTTGTAACTTTGTATCTTGTTTGTTGTCTTTTTTGATTAACTTGTTAACCAATGCTCTTTTTGCGAGTTGTGTTTGTTTCGCTTTTTGTAGTGCCTGTCTTTGTGCAGCATTTTTGATTGGGTTAGCCATAGCCATTTCATTGACATCATCCTGTGGCTGTGGTATCTGTTTTCTTACCTTCTCACCACCTTTTCTTACAGCAGCGGCAGCAGCTTCTCCAGCAGCATTTATTGCTTGGTTCTTCAGTTCCTGTCCACCATATTTGATACCTTGCTTGACTATCTTACCACCTGTCTTTCCACCTACCTTGATCCCTGCTCGCACAGCCTGTTTAGTAAGACCACTAACTAAATTCTCATTAACATTATTAGCATGCTTCTTCACTAAATTGTCCTTACCCACTCTTAAAGCAGCACCAATAGTCTTACCGACTGCCTTGTTGAAGTCTTGTTTATTTTGATTGACTGTTGTTTTAATAGGAGCAGCTTGTTCTTTCACTGCTTCTTTCTTCTCTGCTTCTTTCTTCTTCAGTGCTACCTTACGGAATGTTAAATCAGTCCTTGCACCAGAAGTCATACGACCTTGACCTTCAGGTTTTTTAGAACCGCCAGCAGGATTAGGACCAGTACCCCTCATGCTACGGGAAGAGTATGAAGCACCACTTCCTTTGGAGTCACCAGAAACCATCTTACCAGCATCAGATCTGCTGTCCTGATACTGTTTCTCAGTCTGACCGTGCTTTCCTTGATAGATTTCATCAATACTATAATCAACTTCTTCTTTCTTAGAACTGTTACCCCAGTTCTTTGCACCCACCTTACGACACTTGGATAATGCTCCAGACGCATATGCACTTGGCCATACATCATAACGTGCCTTTACCTTATGATAACAGGCATCCTTTGTACCACTACCCTTACCTTTCTTATCTTTTTCTTCTAGGTATTCAGCCTCTCCTTCTAGAAGAGCCTCCATAACCATATCACTAGCACCCCAAAGATCATTCTCATTGATAAATGCTTCTACTAATTCTTCATCAGTCCATCTGTCTATATCATATCCCTCTTCTGCAAGACCTGTTAACCAAGTATCGAATGTCTCTCTGTAATCTTCTTTCTCTAGAAGTTTAAGTGTCTCCCACTCGGCTCTATACTTACCTTCCTTCTTTAATTTCTTTTGTTGCCAAGAGTCTAAAGCGTCAACAGGACGACCTCCTTTTGACATCACATCTTTTTTATGTGCTTGAAACTCAGCAGCTGACTTTGCTCTGTCCGCATCTCTTTGTTTGTTCTTAGCAGCCAGTGCCTCGTTCTTTTTCTTTATATTATCCTCATTCTTTTGTAGATTAGGATGTAAAGGCGCTTCATAAATTGCAGAATAGGCTTCAGAAAGTTTGTCCATTTTGAAAGGATACAGTATAGCTATCATAACGTATTTATTATATCAATAAATAGAAGACAGGGACTCTATAATTTTAGCTAAATGGCTCGTCAGGGAATATTTACTGGATTCACACCGAATGATGGTCTGGGAGATTCCCTTGCCTTGGGTGCAACCAAAGTAAATCAAAACTTTACAGAGATTTATACTACGTTTGGTGACGGTAACAACCTTAGTGTCAACGCAGGCAGTGCTGGTACTTGGACGAAGGCAGGGAACTCAGGAATATACACAAGTAAGAATGTAGGTATCGGCACAACCGATCCTAGTGCTGCTTTGTTTGTATCAGGTAACGTTCAATTAACAGGTATTACAACTGGAACATTCGTTGGAGATGGTTCTGGTCTTACAGGTGTGACTGCAACAGGTTCTGGTGTTGTCATTAAAGATAGTGGTGTTCTAGTTGGTGTTGCACAGAGTCTTAACTTCGATAGAAACTTAGATATTACACAAGTATTTGGTGGTAATGTCACAGTTTCTGCTGCTGATACAGTAGGATTTGCATTTACTTCTGGATTCTCTACTACATCTGGTTACTCAAACGTTGCTGGAGTATCTACTACATCAGGAACTGCTGGGTTTGCTGACACGGCAACACTGGCATTGACTGCAAACTTCGCCTCAGTCGCTGGTATCGTAACATACGCATCTGCATCTGGAGTTTCAACTAACTCAGGAGTAGCCGAGTATGCAAAGGTGGCTGGTGTTGCAACATACACTGGTAACACAGGGTTTGCAACCATGGCAGGGTATGCACACACAGCTGGTATCGCCTCAGTCGCACAGAATTTAACAGGAACTCCATCAATAGTTGTTGATAATGTCAATGGTCTTGGAATTGTAACCTTCCCAGGCCAAGGTAGTAAGATGCGTTTCGACTTTGACGCAACAGGTGATCTACCTCAAGCAACCTCTTGGAGAGGTATGTTTGCATGGGCAAATAATACTAAGACTGCATACGTTTCCAGTGGAACCACAATGGGTGGTTACAATGGTTGGAGACAGATACTTCACGGTGATCATCTAGGTAACTACTTCACTGTGGGTGTTGTAACTGCATCTAAGTTTGCTGGAGATGGATCTGAACTTACAAACTTACCATCAACAGATAGTATTTGGAGAACAAACTCCACTGGTATTCACACTCTCAGTAACGTTGGTCTTGGAACTACTAATACAGAGTCATATAAACTGAAGGTTGTAGGCAATCTTAAACTTTCTGGTCGTTTAGATGGTACTGCCACAGATAACTTACTACCATTCTTGTGGGCAACTTACGCATCTCTACCATCATCATCCACATATCATGGTCAGTTTGCTCACGTTCATGAGACAGGAAAGGCATACTATGCACACGCTGGTTGGAATGAACTAGTCAATAAGAATCAAGATAGTACAGTCGGAACAGGGACTGAAAACTATAATATTGGTGTTGTAACTGCAACATCATTTACAGGTGATGGTTCTGGTTTAAGTAATATTTCTGTTGCATACGCAGCATCTGCTGGTATCGCCTCTCTTTCACAAGGACTAGAGGGTAAACCAGAAATCTTAGTTGCTAACATCAACTGTACTGGTATTGTTACTGGTGCAGTATTCGTTGGAGATGGTTCTGGTCTTACAGGTATTACTGCATCTGGTAGTGGTATCATCATTAGAGAAGGTGGCACACTCGTAGGGACTATTGGAACTGTAAACTTCGGAAGTGGTTTCAGTGTTTCCCCAGCATCTGCTGGTGTTGTAACAGTCACCACATCAGGTGGTGGTGGCGGTGGTGGTATCTCTGGTATCGTATATCAAGAGGAAGGATCTACCGTTGGTACTGCACAAACAGTTAACTTTATTGGTGCTGCATGTACCGTGACACACAGTGGCGGAGTTGCAACCGTCAACTTGGCAGGAGCAGTTCCATTCACAGGTGCTGCTGCAACTATCACTGGTCTGGATATATCTCAGTATGAACAAGCATACTCATGGGGCAACCATGCAAGTGCTGGATATCTTACAAATATCTCTGGTCAAAACATAGGTAACTTATCTAATGTTTCCAGTGCATCTCCAAGTACAAGTGATGTATTAACATGGAGTGGGTCACAATGGACACCAGCCGCACCTACAGGTGGAACTGGTTCTGGAGTCATAATCAGAGAAGAGGGAGTTCAAGTTGCATCAGGAGTTACTTCGATTGACTTCGTTGGATCTACCGTAAGTGCAACTGCAACTGGTTCAAACGCAACTATCACAGTCACTGCTGGTACTGGTGGAGGTGGTTCTATTTCCACAACTGGTGTAGGAACATACACTGCATCTGCTGGTGTGGAACAACAGATAGATTCATTCTCTAAACTCAGTTACTCTGGTGCAGAGTACACATTGATGATCGGTCTAGGAACATTCAGACAATCACAAAAACTTCTCGTGATGCACGATGGAACCACAGCATTCTCACAAGAGTATGCTATTATGTTCTCCCCAGAACAACAGGTATCAGTTGCTTCAACAGTAAGTGGCAACAACGTTTTAGTTAAAGTCACTCCAGAGGCAGGGATATCTGGATTATCTACATACAGATTTGTCAAGACTTACATTGAGAACTTATGATTCACACTAGTACGAACACTCTTGATAGGACAGGGTTAGCTGTCAAACCAACTGGAGCTAACGACAAGAAGGCATACTCTATCAAATGTTATACCAAAGATGATTGGGTATTCATTCATGAAGAACTAGAAAAAGATGGTTCACTGGAAGATAATATTCCAGATCCATCAATAGTGTGTCCTGATAAGAAGGAACATAGTGATACCAGAGCAACCTACATGTTGACTGATGCGGAAGCAGAAGACCTAAGAAAACATGAGAGGGTAGAGTTTGTCTGTATTGATTATGATGTTTACCCAGGCAACTACGCTCCCGATCCAAAAGATATTGTCGCTAGTATACAAAAGTTTGGTAGAGGAACAGGGTCGGTATCCAACTACAGAGCATGGAATACTTCACCGACAGGCACTAGACCACCTACATCTCAGGCTGGTATAGGTGCATCAGATAAGAACAGAACTGGATATCAGATACTAAGACACACACAGAAAGAGAATCCTTGGGATGCAACATCCACTGGACTAACTCAATCTGATCATATTATTATAGAGACAGAGACAAAACAATTAGGCGATGGCACTGGTGTAGATGCAATCGTGTCTGATGATGGTTTCTGGATTGCACACCCAGAATTTGTAACAACTGATGATGATCCTGTAGGATACTCAACAGGAAACGCATTGACATGGAGTGGTATATCTACAACACCAGGCACATGTGGTGTCCTAGATGTACTTCTTGATGGTCCATATTATATTGACCCAGACTGGTTCAATGCAGATCCAGGCAATAGATTAACTCAACGTTGGGATGGTACAACAGTCCCAGTAGAGTCTGTAGCAAGAGCATGGTGGTCTGATTCAAGTCAGAGATCAGTAGGATTCTCTACCATTGGTACTACTAGTGGTTTCAGTTCTTTCTACAGTAGACAAAGTTGTAATGGAAGTAATACACAGAAACCAACCAACGGATCTGACCACGGAACTCAATGTGCTGGTCAAGTATTTGGTAAAAATTATGGATCGGCATATAACTGCAACAAATGGGTATTAAATGGTATCGGTGGTTCCAATGCTGGAATCAATGGTAGTCAATTTGATATACAAAAACTCTTCCACTTATATAAACCAAACTATGATAGACATTCTGCTGTTACTGGCAAACAAAATGATACTAAAAACCCAACACTGTCAAGTAATAGTTGGGGATATAGGGACGATGCCATTCATGATGGTGGATTCTACTGGTATAGACCATCATCTATAGATGGATTAGTGCCTGGCACACCATACACAAGTGGTAGTGAACCAGAATTCATTGATTTACTAGGTGCATATGGTGATGGTAGTAGAATGAAAGGAGAGATGGTAGATAGTTCTGTAACCGCATCTGGTAAAGAACTGTCTGACGCTGGAGTGATCTTCGTCTGTGCTGCTGGTAATAGTAATCAAACTCAGGTAAGGCCTGGCGATCCTGATTTTGACAACTATTGGGCTACAGCTTCTCAAGGAAATGATTCTCCTCTATCAGCGAGCACTCATTTTGAATTTGGTTTACAATGTTATAACACTATCAATAGAAGAGGGTGGCCACAGTCATTAGGTAAAACTACATCTGGTTTATCTACTGCTGGAACTGAGTATGCTGCTATCAATATTGGTGCATTAGATGATCAAATTGTAAGTGGTGGACTGGGTGGTAACACCACAGACTATAAAGAAAAGAAAGTTTCCTATAGTGACATGGGAACAGGTATTGATTGTTATGGTGCTGCTGATGACACAATGACAGCAGATGGTAGAGCGTCATCTCTTACATATCCACACCCAGAAACATATAGTGGGTTGACTTTAACTCCGTATGATATTGATTTTGGTGGCACTAGTTCTGGATGTCCTACATGTGCTGGATGGATCACTACCAAACTACAATATAATAGAGATTGGACTTACACTGATGTAAGAAACTGGTTAAATAACAGTTGTGGTGCTCAATCTCCTGACAGATTTTACTATGGTGATAACATAACAGGATTCACATCGACAACAGCTGCATGGGAGGATATGTATTCCGTCCAGATGTATGGTCAAGGACCTGTTGTAATATGGGATGCTCCTACTGGTTCACCTACTGAACCAAAGAAACCTGAGATTAGAATCACAAACTCACCAAACTTAAAGTTTAGTGGTGGAGTTGAGATAAAATTCTCCTAATAAATACTAAAAAAGACTAGCGAAATGGCAGACAAATCATTCGGTGTAAAGGACCTGAATATAGTTGGAGCGAGTGGTGATCCAACTATAGAAAGTAATGGTGACCTAAATTTAAAAGCTGGTCAAGTTGCAATTCAAACTAACACCACAGTCACAGGAGTTGTTACTGCAACAGCATTTGTAGGTAACGGTGCTGGATTAACTAACCTTCCAGGCGGAGGTAGTTATGGTAACTCTGATGTTGACTCACACCTCAATACTAGTAGTGCTTCCTCTGGAGAGATTTTAAGTTGGAACGGAAGTGACTATGACTGGGTTGCAGATCAAACTGGAGGTGGTAGTGTACCAGCAAACCTTACAGCAACAACCTTAAACGTTACTGGAATCGTAACTGCTGGTAGTTTTGTCACTAACTTAATAACTGGTGACGGAACTGGTAGAGGATTCTGTACTAGATATTACATCACCTCAAACGGTGCTAGTGACTATCGTTTTGCTGGTCCTGGCCAAAGAAATACTGTGGGAAATCCTACTCTCTACTTAATGAGAGGATTTACATACATGTTTGAGAACTCTACTGGTGGTTCACACCCATTCCGTATTCAGTTCACTAACACATCAACAGGT